CGTCTTGCACCATGAGATTCATCTGTTGTTAATACGGTTGGAAATGTTGGCATTATGACCTCGGTGTATTTCCTTCAGTTGTTTGTGCATGCATTGCAAACATGCTCCATTGAGTTGACGTACTGCCTGTTAGATTAATATCAAAAGCTTGCTGATCTGCAGTTCTAGAAACACTTCGTATAGACAACACTTTGTTAGTGCTTGCTGGCCATTCATAAATACCAGATGTGCTATATCCTTTATTACCAGTCATACCCCAGTTAATAAAAACAGAAGACGACGATTGATTGTTTACATGCAACAATAAATTATGTAATTTATTTGCGCTGTAATACATTGATCCTTCAGCAAACGTTTGACCATATTGCCTAGTTTTAATTTCCCATGAAATAGGTGTTGTTGTGGACCGCGATGCATTATTTACACTGGTGTACATTGCATCTACCCATCCTTCAAGTTTATATAATCTTCCATTTCGATCTCCAGCATAAACTTCCTGTGCGTCATCAGAAGAGTCAAGTACTACTAAACTTGTAAATGGATATGGATTTATCCATGTATACCAACCTTGATTTCGTGAATCAAAAATATACATACGGCTATTGGCTGTAGATGCAGTATCTGTTTGAGTTGGCGCAAGCATTAATAAACGCCTATCTTGAGTAGCCAAAACAACTTTAGAATACAAAGCTGGACTAATATAGTTATTATTTTGAGCCGTAAAATTTTGACTGTTGATATTTAAAACACCTTCAAGGGCTAACGATTTTGGAACAAGCGTAGTACTTTGCAATTCCATGAGTCCACTTGCCGTTAAATAAACAAGCTTACTCATAACAGTTGCGTAACCACGTTTAGCTAATAAACCAGCAGTACCGTGTTGTAAAAATCCTTGACTTGCAAAATTGTGAGGACTATCTCCCGTAAGGAGATAAGTGCTTCGTTCACGCATAATAACCATTGCGGCAGATGTACTGTTATCACGTATTAAACCATCGCCCTGTACTGATACCATTGCTTGAATTTGCTCTTCGTCAGTTTTATTACTAACACTAAATTGCGTACCTTTTATCGAAACCTCAGGATCGGTTACATCAGGAAGCAATGTTGTGTAAATGCCGTATTCGTTACCCGGAAGTAACGCCCAACTCGCATAAATTGCATTACGCTTACTGACAAAAAGACGCATGTTATAAACAGATACAACATCTGCACCTATCGGAAATTGATCACGCCCAGTGCGCAATCTATATCCAAGCGTTCCCGGACCATTGTCAAAAAACAATGATGAATCTTCTACTTGATCAATAATTGTAAGGTTAGTAGCAACTCCAGATGACGACGTTGTTAAACCTTTCCATATCGATCCTGATGAGTATGCAGATCCAGTATCTAAATCAATAAAACCAATTAACTTAGGTTGAGTCCCACCACTTAATGCATTATTCCTATATAGGAGACAATACTTATATATTGGCGTACTACCCGTTAATCCTTGCTTTAATTGAGTAGACGTATACGGAATAGTAATTGACACTGAGTTAATTGCTGCCGTTACCGTAACCTCGTTACTCAATTTAGAAGGATTTGTTTCAAAACCATTACCACTTGGAATTTCAGGGAGTGGCGTATATTGATTGGCTCCTGATGTAACATTGGCCGTAAAAGAAAAAGCTGCACTTTGCAACGTAATGTCGGTTGTTATTGTAAAAGTAGTGGTACTTGGCACTGATTTAACATAATACGTAGTTGTAGTACTAACTCCACCTGTTGTTCCCGTAAAAGTTAATGAACAACCAACTCCTAAATTATGAGGTGTGGCTGTTGTAATAATTGTTGGAGTTCCAGTAGAAGCAGTAAAATTTAAACTTGCCCAACTAGGTGTAGATGTAGTTGTAGGTAGCGTATATGGACGCCACAAGCTAAATGTGTATGTATATTTAGAGCCGGGTGTTAATGCACCTTGCCTAACAACATTTCCAAAACTAATGACCCATTCGTTATTGTAAAAACCGTTAATATCAAAATCATTTTTTATGTATACAGCCGTAACTTGCGTTCGTACGTCGGCAGAAATTGGAAACAGTTGCCATGTAAGATATCCATGATCTTTATCATATGCGCATTGACCAGTAAAATACATATTGTTTCCGTTACGTATACCTAAACTAAATGGTGGAACGGATTGATTTATCTTTTCACTAAAAGCTGATTGAATACTAATGGATTGTATGTTTCGTAAATCTTGTGTTACTTGATAGTAATTAGAACCGGATGTCACACCAGCAGTAAACGTAAATGCATTACCTAATAATGTTTGATCGGTTGTTACAATAAACTGTGTTGGAGATGATATTGCTTTAACGTAATACGTTGTAGTGGTAGACGTGCCTCCAGTTGTGGTTGTAAAAAACAACGCATTACCCACATTTAAATTATGTGCAGCAGAGGTAACAATTGCAGCTTGATTTATTGCTGCCGTAAATGCAACAGTTGGACTAATGTTTATTTTGACATATTCGTTTTGCACGTAATCAACAAATGGGTTTGCAGGTAATACTTCAGCTAAAAATGTTGGATTAGCTTGATTTGTATTTATTTTTACAAGACCTTTAGGATCATCTTGTGTTTCCGAAACCTGAAACCTACTGTTAATTGGATGCATATAAAAATCATCTAAGTACACAAAAGAATCGCCACCTCTATTAAAGGCAGCTTGAATGCGTAATCGTAATCCAGTCAGTATTTTGTCAAATTGTCGAAAGTCAACAAGTAACTGTATTTTTTGCCAATCAGCCGAACTTTGACCAGCTGCTACTTCCAGTGTAGTTTGAAGAATTGCTCCTGTAATTTCATTAGCTGACGAAAATGATGTTGTTGCCGTTTTCCAATATCCTTGAATTGACACATCCAGATTATTTTGACTTACAAAATTAGTTAAATCATCTTGGTTAAACGCATAGAATGTCAAACAATACAACCCTGCATTATGTTGAGGAACAATATACGATGCACCAAGAGTTACATTTGCAGATAAATTACCTGCTGCAGCTGCCAGAGTAGAGTCTGTAACAACGGTTAATGTCGTTGTTGTAATTGACTTGACATAATAATTTGTGCCTGATGTTAACCCTGCAATAGATTGCGTAAATTGAATAATTTGACCAACAATTAAATTATGGCCATTTGCAATAGTTAATGTTGGTGAACCAGAACTTCCGGTAAAAGCTAGTGGCGTCTCATCTTTTGTGATTAAGACATCACGAACATCTATATCTTGATAAAAATAATCTTGCGGTTTATCAATTTTTAAACAATATCCAGTGGCATTATTACGAGTCAGTATGTAGTTATCAGGATTTTTAGCAGTTTTAGAAAACACATTATACGTAATGGCGCCAATGGTTTTAACATCAGACGTTATACGCTCTGTATCTCCGGTATTGTAATTCCATTGTCCGAATCCCGATGAGGTACTAGAGTCAATACTTCCATTGTTTAGGATGTTAGCGCCATTGGCTCTAATTGTAAAGTTGCCTCCAGTGCCACCAGTAGGTGTTATTGCAGTGCCACCTAGTGTCGCCGATATTTGAAATCCAGTGCTAGTTAAACTTGTTGATATTACATAATATGTAGTTCCAGCAGTGATATTAGTAATTGTGGATGTTGGAAAAACAATTGTTTGTCCAGCCATAAATCTACTCGATACGGGAGAGTTATATGATATTGTTGCTGTACCTAATGTAACAGCAACGCTAACATAAACAGAAGGAATTGAACCAAAACTTGTTGTGTCAATTGCCGTTTTATTTTGATTGCTAATTGCTTGTATTAAAATAGCATTTGCGGTAGCAATAGGAGAATATGGCGTCACATCAACTAATGTAGGTATTGACTCTCCTTCAACGACATTGTCGTTCATTCTTACGCGAAACAGTGGATACGAACCGCCAGCAACACCATATATGTATTGCCCATAAGAAACCATGCGTACATTTTCGCTGTTGGCAAATGCAAACGACAAACCTGTAGTCCGATCAATAATTTCTACTGGTTGGTTACCGGGATTGTTATATGTTGTTGTATCCCAATAATACAGTTTGCCATTGCACGTAAATACAATTTTACTTTGTTGACCATTGTCTTTAAGAGCAATAGTCTCCCATATTGGATTTCCTAATGCATAATTGGCAGAGCCAGACGTACCATTCCAACATGCATTCCAACCATTTCGTGGTTGTAATGTATTTCCATAAATCTGAACGTTATCTAACTTTTGAAAATAACCTTCTTGTAATTTATTTGGAGAGTTATATGTATCAATACCAACAAACTTGCCATCGCCTAATGTAAAAGCTTGTTGATTATTGGTAACCATGCGTGTTGGCATTTATTTACTCCTTAGTCCATGTATCTGGTAATGTACCGGGACGTGTCCACGGATCAGTAGATGTACCTGATCTAGTATACGTTGTAGTAACAGTGCCAGATGGAATCCATGCGTTACTAAGTGTTTGCGTTGGTGTATAAGTAGACGTGACTGTTCCGGGTCGAGTCCAAACGTCATTTGATACAGGTGGAATAATCGGGCTAGTAGATACACCACCTATCCAAAAACCCAATATGCTACGAAAACCAAGTGCCATTATGCAGGATCACTTCCTGTAATAGGTGTTGCTGCAGCATCGGTACTCAATGTTGATGTCCATGCAGTTGTCACGTCATCCTCAGCGTATACAGTTAACGTTGACGATGCAGCAGTAAACTTATTACGCAGAATACGCAATGCACTTGTTACGGTCCTGCCACCATCTGCACCACCAGAGATAGTTCTCCCTAAAACACGATCAGCTATCTCAGCGGTAGCGTCTGCTGCAACTGCACTTGCTGTTACAACATCAGGTTGCATTTGATGTACATCAGCAGCAATATGATTTGATCCTGTAACAGCACATGTTGATTGAGATGTTGTTGATCGTAATACACGCTGACCAAACGAGTTGTTTACTGTGTACGATGCAAGCAATGCATCCCAAACAGCGCTGGCTGTTGCGCCAGCTGTCAGTGGAGCTGTGTATGATGACGTTGGCAATCTACTACCTATAGACGCATCTATATTAGTTTTAAGTTGCAACCCAATTGAATTAGTTAACGATACAGATGAGGCCAACACGTCCCATACAGATTGAGATGTAATGTCGTTAAAACCAGTAATACCTGTACCCTTAGCTAAAACAATATTTGTACCAGCAGTTAAAAGTCGATTAGTTTCAGACCACACTTGAGTTGATATAGCAGCTGCTGTTGGAGGCGTTGTATACGTGAACGTAGCCATACGCGAACTAATAGCAGCATCAAGTCTATTTCCTAATATATTGCCAGCGGTTCCAGCTGCATATGAACCGGGCAATGACGTCGCCCATGGATCACCCGCAGAAGACGCAGAGTTTAATTTATCAGCTGCAGTTCCAGCACCGTAAGATCCGGGTATTGCCTCAGACCATATATTGCTAACGGTAATATCATTAAATCCAGTAATTCCCGTACCTTTAGCCAACACAATATTAGTTCCTGCTGTAAGTGTTCTCGTAGAAGAAGACCATACTTGGGTATCGGTCAGAGTGGATCGTGAGGACACTGTTGCATTAAGGTTGTCTACTAATAGTTTTCCGGCACTACCTGCCGTGGTCAAACCACTAGTCAATGAATTCCATACATCGGCAGCGGTAAGTGTTGACCGGCTTGATACCGTTGCGTTAAGGTTATCAACTATAAGTTTACCAACACTACCTGCAACAGTATTATTTGTTGTAGCGTCATCCCAAATATTCTGTACTGCTGTAGCCGTCAATGAACCAACGGAACCTGTGACGTTGCCACCTACGTTTCCTGTTACGGAACCAACGCTACCATTGACGTTGCCTGATACAGTCGTAATAGTTCCACCAGTAATATTAGTTGTGCTTGCAACTGTTGTTGGGAATGTCGCAGCAAGAAACCCAGTCGGTTGCGTATAAGTGGGCATTGGCATACCTGTTACTGCAGTGCCATTCCATTGACTTGTATTAGCCAACGCAACACCTGACGTTGTGCTTAACTGTGCTGTACCTGTACCAGCAGTAATTAACGAACCGTTAGTTGTTACTGCTGTATTTGGTAATGCAGTCAATCCAAACCTAACAGTATCCATTAAGTCAACTGCTACGAATTGGTATTCAACATACACTGGGGCAACACCAGTACATTGAATACTAATTAGCAATTGCGTAGCGTTGGCTACATTGAAACGTGCATCGGCAATATGGATTTCATATACGCCGGGAAAGTTAGTTGCATCAACTTCACGAAATCTACATTTACCTGCTGTTGGCGCAGCAAACGTACCTAGAGTAGTAATGGTTTCGACATTGGTAGCAGCGCTTGTATATGTGGTAGCCGTAGCCTCTAGGTCTGCAATCGTCGAGATAATCAATCCACTAGAAGCGCTTGTAAGTGCCGTTTTACCAGCGCCAGTTGTTGACGCTGAATCTTGCAAAAAGACTCTAAGTATATTGCTGGTAGCACCACGTCTTAGTATTTCTTTCATGCTAACCTCTCATCCCACCAGCCATGCCCGGATGTACAACCATACCACCACTACCACCTGTTACAGTAAGGTCATCAATAATCAACTGCATTGGCATCCATGCCGTAGTTGTATCTGTCCACGCTCCAGTTCCGGTTCTTGTTGTAAGGTGATATGTTCCCCCCGGTATAAAAGCACTACTACACGCCGTATCACTAGTAAGTTCAATGTAGGTCGCACAGCCCAATGTAGCACTTGTTGCTTGTATAGCAATGCGATAATCGGTATTGGGAGACAATGTTGCTAGTGTTGATGTACTGAAGTAGTAATCACGTATAAATAGCGATGCTGTATTAAATGCTTCTTGGTTGGTAAATGACCTACTTTGCAAAATTGTATTGGATGCATCTGTTAGATTTAAATCCCAAGTTGATGCACTGTTAGTAGGTCCAATCGCCATTCGTACGCCGGCGATTTGAAATGAGGACACTGTAGACGCAGGTAGGTTGAATTTCATCCCACGTTGGTTTGGCGTTGTACCAGAGTTCCACGAACCAATGTTAGCAGGCTTGTGTGCTATTCTGTATTGCGTTGTAGATGTGCCACAACCAAGACATGGCAGAATGGCGGTAGTCGTTTTTGTTCCAGCCGTACCATTAATAATGTCATAAACATATGGGAATGCAGCAAGTGACGGTCCAACGCCTGTTCCCTGTACGCTGTATAATTGCATTTGGTCACCAGAACCCCACGTGCCAGATTGTGCAGCCACGACTATCGCATAGTACTGACCACGGGTTAACGTAGCGTTTGTTGTAAGTGTCCACTCTTTTGGTAGCGTTGCTGGAAAGTTTGTTGCGTTTGTTGCAAGGTCAGCAAAACCAAGCCATGTACCAGTCGGTAAACCCGTTGTTGTATTTACTGATTGAATACCTACACGTGTCGTTCCCGGAGCGCCTGTTCTAGATTGCACATAACCCGACACTCTAGTTATGGTTGCTGCTTCTTCGGCTTGACATATAAGTGCTACATAATCACCTACTGCCTGCAATATCTTCGACGTAGGACCAGCAAACGACGATAACATCGGAATGTCAGTTGGAATAAATGCACGTACTTTAGCCATTGATAGTTATAATCTGTCCTGCATTATTAGTGTCAATCGTAGCGCTAATCGGCAGTCTTTGTTGTTTTACATACTCTATGACTAATAGTGACCGCAATAATCGACCTGATATATCTTGCAATTCTTGTTCAGAGAATTCGCTTATTACTTGTAAAGACTCACTGCCAAATTCCTTATCATCAAATCTAATGATAAGTGAACCATTGTCAATCATGTCAATAAGTGTAATAGTGCGATTCATTTTATTCGCCTAGTTTTAACAATTTTTTTTCGACAAATACATTAAACGCTTGAACAGTACGTAATCCTAATGTCCCAAGCAAAAAAGAAAGCCCTAACATTTCAACGGGTTTAGTCCAGCCAATGTGCACAGCTACTAAAGGAGTCAGATATACAGCCGAAACAGTACCAGTAAATACAGTTATTACACCTTGCATAACATTCCTCACTTTCTTCCAATCAGTACCAGTGATTGCGCCAGCTAATGCTGCCAATAGTTGATTAAAATCAATGCTGTACTTATCCATCGTAGTTACTTTCCTGATTGAGGCACAGGAGGAATTGAAAACAAACCACCCGGCGCTTTGTAACTTGCATCTAAAGATGCCCATAATCCCATACGTGTAAGGTCGTACCAGTCTTTCCAGAATGCTCGTCCTACTAATGAAGGATCATCAAAATTCTTTAATGCAATTTTAGATGCAGCATACGCTGGTAAAGCTTTTAGTAATGAGTCATCCGGTAAGAACGAAAATGTATTAGTATCAGTCGGAACTGCCTCCACAGAGAATGTTCCTGCCGTACCACCCGTAGGTGTGATAACAGCACCGCCTACGGTTGTAGATATTTGGAATCCAGTAGTAGATAAACCCGTAGAAATAACATAGTAAGTAGTACCTGCAACAATATTTGCTACAGTAGATGTTCTAAAAATTACAGCTTGATTTACAGCAAAAGTATTAGTTGCCGATATTGTTGCTGTTCCTAAAGTAACGGTAGCAAGAACATAACCTGTTATTCCTGTATAGGATATAGGAGTTGGTGTTGTTGCTCCTGTTACCGTTAATGTTACTGGACTAGTAGGTGTTGGATACAAGCCTATGTTGTAAACACCGTTTCGATACCAATTAGTAGGTGTGCCAGTGGTTGCTGTATATGATTGATCGTAAGCATGTAGTTCCATTTCTCCACAGTGAACTAACCTAGTTGTCGCAGTAGACACTGTAAACGGATACCACATGATAGTGTTTAACGTACTATTCAAACGGCTTGTTGTTGAACTGACAGTGATATTCCCCTCAAGAAATACACATGTGCGACACATTTCTAATGCGCCTTCATTTAAATAATTTAGTAGTGCTACATCAGAAAGTGATTCTGCTGCACCGCCAACACCAGATGCTAATTCAGCAACAACAGATGTATTTGTTTCGTTTAATAATCTAAGTGTTTCTGCACGTAATGCGGTATACCCTAAAGCCATTAGACTGTCCTCCTCATATACATAGCAGCATATGATTCAACTTGCCCAAGCCTATCCATGTATTCGGCTTTAAATACCTGCATTCCGTTAGGGTCCATCATTTGCATGGCTCGCTCAGCAAGAACACCATAGATAAGACAGTCGTGAGCCACAACAGGTAACGGACATTCCGTTGCGTCAGTATTAGTAATAGGGTTTCCACTGGAGTCATACGCCCAGTATTCACCGGGGATTGCATACCCTTCAACCATAACTCCGTTTGTAATTGCATTAAGTGGGGTTGGGTAAACTGCAATCTCATTCATCCCTCGAATGCCAACGGCCTCAGCCCATGCTTGCGCTGGCTTATTAGCCAATGCAACTAACATCTGATCTCCAAAGTTATACATGCGCGGTTGCACGTAATCGCCGTTAGAGTCGAGAAATCTAGTAGCTCTAATTTTGTAAATGTCTGGTGAAGAATAAATAGTTTGTCCTGCTACAAGACTTAAATACCGACGGCCAACCAAACAGTCAGTGTTTCTGGCTATTTGATTGGCCGCCTCTTTGATAATGTAATCTAGGCCAAACGGATCACGATCAGCATCTGTGCCAAAATAATTCCGACCCAGCATTCTTACTCGTTGTTTAATTTGACCTAGATTCATTTTTACACCTTAGACCAGTGCGTTTTCACGTCCGGTAACCACATGTAATCCTACACCAATTGTAGAACCAGTTGTAATTAAACCAGTCGTTGCAGTCTCAGTGCGTCCAAAAGAAAGACCTACGCGTAAGAACGGGAAGTCTGTCTGGAATGGCATCGTAAACACTGCACCAGTATTTGGCACACCATTCAAGCCATCCCAGAACACCTGCTGGAACGTCTTAGATGCTACGGTTGCATATGGTAATGAATCAAAGTCAGCAATCGTACCTGCTGTACCTTGGAATCCACGTACATACGAACCAGTCAACGTAACTGTCAGGTTTGTTACGTTAACAGCACCCGTTGCTGCACTTGCTGTGATGTTTGGCTGAACTACACAACGTAAATACAGCGGACGGACATACTGTCCGGGTAGTGGCTCAGGAAGTGCTCCTGCTTGCCCTGCAACTGCAAGTGGTCCTAAACCAAAAGTTGGGTTAGTAGCAAACAGAACGCCAGCAGAAACCACCGTAGGAGTAGCAATATAGTTAGTGGACCAGTTTTCAGACAAATAGAATGTACTAGCACTAATATACTGAACGCGGTATGGGCGATATGCACGAATAACACCACCACCACCTGTTACAGAGGAGAAGACAACAGTCTGTCCCTGAATAAGACCGTGGTTTGTTGCTGTGAATAAACCTGCAGCAGAACTAGAAATCGTGGAGATCTTGATTCCTAATGGAGCCGTTGCAGAAGCCATACCTTCACCCTTGGTTCCGTCAGATAAGTTGTTGATAACCCACTGATCAGCAACCTGCTCATCTACATGAAAGTAGTCGGAGGATGAAGCTACAAGCGCAGCTGTAGACGCACCACCAGCAGATGTAATAGACAGGGTATTAAAACCACTGCGGAATACCTGCTGTGCGTTTGCCGTAACACCTAACTGGCCACCAGCTGCAGCTGTCTGTGTCGGAAGAATAAACGATGTTTTAAAATCTCTTGCCATGTCTTACTCCTTATTAGTTGACCTTGACGTTCAAGCGTCCTAGAGCACGAACATGAGGAATCCAGAGACCAGCACCCCAGTCAAATAAGACGTTGTGCATGATGCCGTTTTCCTTGCTGAGTCCAAGGTACGTTGGCTTAAACGGACCAGACTGCCAACCCTGTACGTAACCAGAACCGTAACGTACAAAGTAAATCTGGGTTGCAGTACCAGCGGTAATACCCGAAATTGTCTGGTTGTTAGAAATGACAGGAGTTACACCATCAGACTTACGACCAACAACACGAATAGTAACATTCTTATACTTTTCCACTGGGCGGTCGTAGCTGTCCTGAGTAATATCAAAACCAGCGCCAATACCCATAACGCGAATAGCCATTTCAACCTGACGCTTTGTCTGCTCAGACATGTATGCAACAATGCCGTCTCCGTCAGGAGAGTTCATGTTGTCAAGAACATACTGAAAGTCAGCAATCAAACGGTTTGCAGCAGCAGCACCAGTTGTTGCAGAAGCTGTAGCAAATAGGTTTGCAGTTGAAATGTCAGCAGTGGAAGTAATAGACATTTCACCGGGAATATCATATGCGTTGAAGTTATCTAGACGATACTTAAGTCCGGGGAAACAGTCTGGGCTATTACCAATGGCCGTTGACGTCGGGTCATTGTTAATATACTTATCGTTAAAGTCATACGCAAAACCTTCCAAGAACATCTTAATCTGTGCATCCACAGGGTCAATAATGTTCTGAGGCTGATCAAGTAATACGTGGTCAACTGTAATCTTGTTACGAACAAGATACATTGCCTCTTCATACGATTTTGGCTTACCCTTAACGGCAGCAGGTTCAGTGTTAATACCTGTCCAGTTTGGCTGAGGGATATTACCGTTTAGGTAACGTACGCCAACCTGCTTGAGGCTAGGCGAGGTAAAGAATGGAATGTCTTTGATAGCATTCCATGTTTGGTGAAGGCTTTTGGTGATTTCCTTAACCAGCGGATCATTAGACAGAATAGCCTGATCCGCGAGGGTAAGGGCACCATTAAAGTCGATAGCCATTGTGACTTACTCCTTAAAGTTGATTTGGTGTACGGCCGATTCCTAGCAACCTACTAATTGTTCCCATAGCGGAACGAGGTTGCACGGGATCGGATTGAGCGACGGCTTGTTGATTGGAATACGAGGTGTCAATAGGTACTGGCTGTTGCATTCTAGATTGAATAGTTTGCGTAAGCTGTGGAATCATTGACTCTACAATTCCACTTATGTTCTCATGAACATATTGAGCAGCATCCATTGGATTAATTCCATTTTGAACTAAACCGTAAAACATATCCTGCCCACGTTTAGCATATGGAAACTGCTGCAATGCCTGATCCATTTGTTGTGAAACCATGTATTCAGACATGCGATTCATGACACGGTCATAACGCAATTTTTGAATTTCAGCTTCGGCTTTTGCTTCAGCTAAATCTTCTGGCATCATTTGATCGCGAGCAAAACCAGCATATTGTTCTTTAATTTGCTGTTCTTCACGATCTAACTGCTGTCGCTGTAATGCATGTTGCAAATCAGCTGCGCTATTAAAACCGTTGCCTTCTAGTTGCTGGATAAGATCGGCCCAGCGTTCCATTTGTTGCTGGTATTCACGACCTTGCCTAGCTTGTTCGTTTACTTCACGGAAACGCTCGTAAGGAACATTACCCGGTTGTTCACCTAGAAGATTGTCATATAAGGATTGACGGAGTTCGGCCTCAATATCCGTATCCGATCCATACTGATATGTTTGTTGTTCTGCATTATCGTAATTTTCTTCACCATTGTTTAACGCCCATTCGTTAGGGTCGGCGGCTCCCTGAAGTGAATCAATTAACGCTTCTGCTGCTCCAAAATCGCCCGTTGCCGCTGCTGGTGAATCAGCGGTTCGCATCACCATCTCGTCGGACATTACATTGTACTCCTGTTTTCTGTTTTATTGCCACCCATT